ACAGGGAACTTTAACTAGTTTATACACCACTCATGCAGACACTATTTCTGGTGGTGTTTTTGATAATGGAAGTATAAAGTATGTTAGAATAAGTAATTTAGGAGCAGACCCTATAGTTTTAAACATAATTAACGAAACTAATGAAACACATCAAGCTATAGAATTAGAAGGTAGAAAATCATTTTATTTATATTCGCATTATGAAGCTATTTTTGCTGATGATTCAGACGATATAACTACAGCAGAAATGGCTCACACGGGAACTGCTGCAGGATTAAATACAATAGAAGAAATAAAAGCTTATTCACAACGCTCACCTGCTAAGGTGGAGGTGTTTATTGCAAGCACTGAAGCTACAGCATAAAAAAAACAATATGGCTACATTAACAACAAGGGTAACTGAAAGTATAGTTTTAAACGGTCAATCATATAATTGTTCGCACGCTAAAAGTATTGACAACATAACTCAAATTATAAAGTCACAATTTTCTGTTACCACTATAGGAACTTCGTCAGATTTAGCAACTATTATAAGTTTTGGGGATTCTGGCTCTGGGTATACTACAATAGATAGAGACCAGCTTAGATATTTAAGAATAACTAATTTAGATACCACTAATTTTATTACACTTGGATTAGAAGATAGTAGTGGTAACAATGCTTACTATGTAAAAATAGATGCTGGAAGAAGTTATATTTTTGGTGTTCCTGATGATAATAATGATGCAGATTTTGACCATATTGGTTTTTTTGCAGATGACGCTGGACATAGTTATGAAGAAGCAAGTGAAAGTTTTGTAAATGCCACACATATATCAGCATCTTCAGACACCGCAGCTTGCGATATAGAAATATTTATAGCACTTGATGCAACTAGTGATTAGTGTATGTATTTATTGGGGTTAAGCAAAAAGGGGGAAATAATACAAGAAGACGATGGTTTATATGCCATTGATGAGTTTAGAGAACTTGTAGAAGATTTAGGAATTAAAGCAATGATGTGGGTGGCTTTAGTTTGTGATTACGATAGCCCTTACAGGCATTTTGTAGAAAGAGAAAGAGTTAAGTCTGTAAGCAAGGCTATATTTGGGAAGTATGAATGGAAGGGTATAAAGAATGAAAAAATTGCTGTAGCAATTAAAAAGTATAAAGAACTTCAATTTGACCCATTAGATGCTCAATTAGTAGCGTTCAATGAAAAGATTGATGAATACACTCGTTTAATGAGAGATACAAGAATAAACGAGGACAATGCCGAAAGTATGCAAAAGATAATGATAGGTATTGAAAAAGTTCTTAACACTAGGCAAAAACTTTTAGACGCAATAGAAAGAAGGGGTAGTAGGCAAAAAATAAAAGGTGAGGCCAAGATGAGTTATTTAGAAGAGCAAATGAGCATTAAAGATAAAATATGACAAAAAAAATACAAATAGGGGACAAAAAATTTGTAGTAGATGGTGACACTTTTATGGAACAATCTGCTTATAATAAATACCAAGAGAGGTTAAAAACGGTTTTTAAAGTGGGTGGTAAATTGTCAGATGTGAGAGTAGCTGAAAGTCCATTTAAAAAGCATGAGCAAAAAGATTGAAAAATACGCACCCATAGTCTACGAAGGTATACCTGAATTAGACCATGAATCTGTATCTTACCAAGAGTTTTGGGAAGAGCAGATACATAGATGCAAATACGGATACAAGCCAAAGGGCATGAACCGTATTACTGGGAAACATTATTATTACCTTAATTTTTATAAGATATTAGGTAATAGTGGTGAAGATGGAAATAGAAAAACTCTTATATCACCCTGGTACAGGGATTTAGATAAATTATATTTTGATTTATTTGAAGAATGTAAAAAAGAGGAAAAGGGAATGATTGTTATTAAAGCCAGAGATAAAGGCTTTAGTTATATGAATTCAGCATTATGTGGACATGAATATACATTTTATCCATATAATGAAGTGGGAATAGCAGCAGGATTACAAGTGACTGCTGATTCGTTCTTTGACAAAGTGAAAAAAGGATTAAATGGCCAACACATTAATCTTAGGCATTCTGTTTTAAAAGACACGTCTGATATTATTAGAAGTGGATATAAACAAAAAACTAAAGATGGTAAATGGCAAATAAGTGGATATCAATCTGCTATACATTGCAGAACAATGTCCAATCCCGAAGTGTTTAAAGGTGAACGTTTAAGTGTGATGATTTTTGAAGAGGCTGGTGAGTTTAAAGAATTACTTAATGCTTATATGTCTTCTAAAGCCTGTTTTATGGATGGTAACATTCAATTTGGTGTTCCTGTTATTGGAGGAACGGGTGGTGACATAGAAACATCTTCTAAGGATTTTATGGAAATGTATTACAATGCTGATTCATTTAACCTTATACCTATGTTTATTCCAGCTTCTGTTTGTTATCATGGTTTTTTTGATTTAAAAACAGGAGTGAGTGATGAAAAAGGTGCAAGAAAAGCTTTAATAGAAGAAAGAACAAAACTAGAAGGAAGAGATAGTAGTAAGGCTTACAATCTACACATACAAAACTACCCCCTTACAGTAGAAGAGGCTTTCTTAAAGACTAAAGGAAGTAGATTTGACTTATCTTTAATTAATGCACAAAGGGGTAGGATAATGGCTAAAAGTAGATTGCAGAAT